ACTCACGACCCATGTAAGCATAGATGCCGATGAGGAAGTGGAAGACAACGAGTTGGAAAGGACCACCGTTGTAGAGCCACTCATCTAGGGAAGCAGCTTCCCAGATAGGATAGAAGTGCAGTCCAATAGCATTGGACGAAGGAATCACAGCACCAGAGATGATGTTGTTTCCGTACATGAGTGAACCAGCAACTGGTTCACGGATTCCATCAATGTCCACAGGGGGAGCACCGATGAAGGCGATGATGAAACAAGTCGTAGCAGCAAGCAGGCAAGGAATCATCAGGACTCCGAACCAACCGACATAAAGACGATTATCGGTTGAGGTGACCCAGTTGCAGAATTGTTCCCAAGTATTCGATTGTCGTTGTTGTGAAAGTGTAGCAGCCATTGTTTTAAGCAGTTAGTAAGACCATCAGGGAAATGGTGGAGATACTATGCTCCTCGCACCCTTAGCGAGGATATGAGAGACGGATTGATGACCCTGCCTAGTCTCGGTCAAGCGGCAGGGAGGACAATGTTAAGAAAACCTTGATTTCCGTAACATTTGTTTACCTATTTATCATACTACGGTTTCTCGCCTCTGTCAAGTCTCTCTGCTAAATACTTTCAGTGTTTATCACAATTAAAGAAAATGAAAAGACTTCTATTAGCCTTTTCGTTATTCTTTGCCATTCCAGTTAATGCTGCTGAAATCACATCAAAAATTACTGATTCCGTTCAATTGAAAGTTGATGGTGCTGCGATTCAATCGACACGAATTGGTGCTTCATATTCCGTTTCAGGTACAAATATCAAACCTGCTACTGGTCCTTCGGACTTTGGTGGTGTAGGTGGTGCTGGAACCTATGATATCAATACCGCAGGTCAAGCATTCACATTCAGCGAGAGCCTGAATGCTGCTGATACTGTCGTCACTACACAATCCGTAAGTGGTGGTGTGATTGCTTCACCAAACCTTTATGGTGATAGCGTCACCCAAGTTGGTGGTTCTGCTGGATCTCTTGCTGGCACACTATCAACCACTGGTGTTCCTACCGTTACTGCTGGTGGTGCTGGTACTACTGCTACGGGTCAGAGAACCATCGAGTTGAGTGTATTTAAATGAGAAGAATCCTAGCAGGTTTATTCTTGCTAGGGTTTTTTCATAATGATGCCCTAGCAAATACTGTGGTTCCCAACTTTACTAGAGGAACTATCACAGCAGAAACAACATCTCATACTGAAGTTGTAGAGATCATCAAGCAGATTGAATATACAACTGGTGAATCTTATACCGTTACAGGAACAAACATTAACATTCCTAGTAACCCATCTCGCGGTGCAAACTACACCATTCAAACTCCTGGCGCACCATTTCAATTTTCTGAAACTTATCTTGGACCTGGAGTGGCAAAAGAAACATGGATAGAAAGAACTACCACAACCGACTCTACAACAAATTCTATGTCGGTCTTTACACAATAGCAGCAAATGCCATTCTTTGTGGATCCGCAGCAGCTCAAAGTGCTCCGTCAAACACTAACATCGCTGGTCCTAGCGCCTCTGCTACTGGTAATGTTACTAACCAAGCTGTACAAGTATTACAAGGTCCTTACGCCGTCAACACCTACGGTTCTGGAGTATCGTGTCAAGGGCCAACGATGAGCATTTCCCCATTTGTAATGGGGAACTTAAATGGAGGAGCAGATCCAACAGTTTACCAATCGCATAGTGGTAATGCTGGTTTGAGTATGGGATTTAACTTTCCTCTTGATGGAGGTCTTACAGAGATATGTAAATCAAGAGCACGAGTTGAAATCGCAAGACAACAAGCAGAAGCAGATAAAGCCAGATTAGATTTTGAACTTGTCAGATTACTTAAGTGTGGTGAAGCAATTAAGAATGGTATTAGTTTCCATCCACAATCACCATATGCAAAAATATGTTCTGATGTTGTTGTGAAGTATCCAAAAGTTCAGGATGTGGTGAATGGAAATACAACCAATTAAAGTACAGAATGCTGATATCAGAATTGGTGGTCCGAGTATTATTCCAACAATAGACCCACCTGTTGCAAAAAGTGTTGATGTTCCTGTAATCAGAGGACTAGAACTTCCTGTCATCAGGATGCCAGATCCTTCATTTAAGTATCCAACAGTTGATGTTCCAACACAAGAAGAGTTTGATGCTGCTGTGAGGGCAGAAAAAGAAAAGCAAGCACAAGAAGAAGCAGATAAGAACAGGGGGTTACCAGATAGTAAACCTCCACCACCCCCAGTAGTAGCACCAAAAACAGAGCAACCTATAACTCCTGTTATTGAGGTTCCAACGCAACCTAAAACTACCCCAACTTTTACTATCAATGGCATCGATATTAATCTACCTGACCCTTCTCTTGTTGCTACGGCTGGTTCTGTCGCAGTAGTCACAACTGCTGCTACTATGGTTGCTACAACGACATTCAACACAATCAAGAATGCTGCTGAGCCACTTATCAAGGAAGTAACTAAAAAGAAATTCAAGGTCAAGATCAAACAAGTCAAACCCGTCCTTCATTATGTGCTAGCTGAAGGAGGACATATTGATATCTTTGAATACTCTGCTGATGGAACCAGACTTGTAGAGCAGATTGATAATGTAGAGCAATATATTCGTGACCAAGTGGAAATCAACTCTCTCTATGAGATTGATAACAAGATCATTATTGATGATGTGATAGCAGACAAATTTACAAAAGAAGGGCAAAAGAGGTTTAAATCTCTGTTTGCCCCTGCTAAAAAGATTGCGAAGAAACTATCTGCTAGATTATCCTTCTAAGGTTCCCTTTGCTCTACGAATTTCTCTGAGTGGTTCCCAGTCCTTATCTTTTGTTCCACCATCATAAGGAAGAGCATATCCCTCAGTAATCATTTGGTTATTCAAGGATTCGTCTTTTCCATTAATATAAAGGTGTCCGATGATACGACCATACTTCTCAGTAGAATCTGGTTTCTCTGTGCGGATAACAACATCAAAAGAATCTTCTAACTGATGCTTTAACCAATTCTTTGCATCTATTCCAAGTTCTTTTTCTTTGAGGTCTTTCGTGCGACTCTCTGGGGTATCAATACCAGCAAGACGAATTCGCTTAGTGAGAGAAATATCAAACCCCAGATCAATGTTAGCATCAATAGTGTCGCCATCTACAACTCTTCCAACCGATTTGATTCTATAAATGTATGGATCTTTGTCTGCCATTAGAAAGGAAGTTTAAACTCTTTCGTATTTAGTTTGGGAATAGGTAATTTCTCAAATGCTTTGGATACTTGTTTCTCTACAACAGCACCAACAAACTCTTCTGGATTATCCAGGATCTTCTGTGCTTTTTGGTAAGTGATATATGCTCCTACACCAATCGCAGCACTAATGCTCAGACTTGTGAGTGACAGAATCAGACTCAGATGTTTCATCTTTCATCTCCTCGTTTGCTAACTTTAGTATGTAGTAAATGATATATGCTGTGAATATAAGGCCACAACCCAATATTATAACTACTCCCCAAGGAAACACATCCATCAGTATTTTCCTTCAGTACAGTACTGAACTTTCTTGTTGGGATAATAAGGATACAAACCATCTTGAGGTTTCATCCAACCACAACCAATCAACCAATCTTTAGTGAGTGGAGTTGGAGCAACCTGTTCCCATAGTGGTCTCTCAGCAGCCATCTCAAGATACCTAGCAGTCTGATTGAGTTGTTCTTCTGCCCAGTTAGCATCTGCTTCCCAAGGAACAGCACGACTTTGACCGATAGATTCATAGGTCAATCTTGTTTGCTTCATTACCCAAGCAGGGATTTCAGAATCCTGATGAACTTGAGCCATGAATGATGTATGCAATCCACCACCCATAGCATCCTGAACAGCGTGCCATCCTTCATGACGAAGCGTGCCTAGAAATTCTCTTTCATCTCTCAAGAGAGTTTCATTAATAAAAAATCTATTATAGTTTGGTTTGTAAATTCCTACAGTTCTAGGAGTAAAGTATCTATCAGGTGCTAGATAAACTCCAATCTCTAGTTTGTTCAGAGCAGAGATAATCCTTTTGATTTCTTCTCTGAATGGGTCGAAGTCTTCCTTATTAAATACAGCAGATTCTGGTGTAAGTTTTTCTACACCTTCTGTGCATTCAAGTAAAATCATACAACCCATTGCTGCGAGACTGTATGGTTTTACTGTTGGTTGTTTTGATTCTAATGAATTGGCAAATGTTGGAGAAAATAAACTTAATGATAATCCAATTGATACTAATAGCTTCTTCATCCAGACTACAGTCAATTCTTTTTATTTATTCAATCCCAAGAAACATTCTGAACAAGGAAACCAGGCATTACATAAGTCCAAGCACCCAAATCATTACTTCCGCCTACTTTATATTCCCACTTATACTCAAACTTATTATGACTATCCCAAGTCATATATCCATCTTCTTTATCAAATCTTCCTTTAATAGTGAGTCCGTGCTTGTTAGAAAAAATATTACGAGTGCGAAGTGCTCCACCCTTTTCACGAGTTTCAATCACCACACAAGTATCAGGATAGGTTTGAATACCCTGCTCCAACAAACAAGGAGTTTCATATCGGAATGGTCGATAAGTTTGTTCTGGTGTTGCAAGTGCAGGAGCACCAGAAAGAATCAAAGCAAGAGCAATCAGTTTTTTCATCCTACAACCCTCCAGCATACAGTAGCGTTACCTTTTTTAGTAGAAGCAATGTGAGCAAAAGCAGAATAAGAAAGATCTAAGTCAGCATGAGAATATGGACCACGATCATTTACTTTTACGATGACTTGTTTCATATTGTCCTGATTCGTCACCCGAATTTTTGTACCCATAGGTAGATAAGGATGAGCTGCAGTCCAACGATAAGCATCAAACCTTTCGCCGTTTGCAGTAGTTTGACCATGGAATCCATCTCCTAAACCATAGAAAGTAGCAATACCACAGGTAAGACCAGCAATTACAGTTTCAATCATTCTACTTTACAATCAGGGTGCCAAACTTTAAGTTGAGAGCAATAGTGCTCCTTAGCGTTCATTTTATCATAACCATCAAACATTTTCTGATCACGCTGAATCAGAAACACATTATACATGAGGATGCCAATGACAGCAAGAAAGATGTAGGAAGTTTTCATTACCTCAAAATTGATTAAAACCAGTACCAGAGTTCCAACCGCCAGGCCCTTCTTGGAAGTTTTCGGACCCACCTTGGGTCTCTGCTACTGTTGTCCAATTCTGAGTGGCCATTTCATACATTTTTTGATGAATGTCTTCAGGTTCCTTTGATTTGGGCTCATTAAGTTTGCTATAAAGTTCTTCATTCTTTTTCTGAACATACTCCATTGCCTTTTCACTTTTTGGAGCAGATCCAAACCAAGGATCATAAGGTGCTACTACAGGAGCAGGAACACCAAGATAGGTGGGATGAACTTTAAGAGTAGTATTTACTTTTTGAGGAGTAGTCTTTTCCTCAAATTCAGTCTTCGGAATGAATACTTTTTTGATTGCTTTGATTACTTTTTTAATCATGATTTATTTTTATAGGATTTTGGCATGTTTCCATCCATGGAGAACAAAGTCTCATTTCTCCTCCAAGAGATTTACATTTATCAGTGTAACATAAAGCTTCATCTGGAGCTTTTTCTATCAACCTTGGCAAAGGTATTCTACCTCCACCATCATCCCCTGTCAAGCGTTCATAGTCCCTGATTGCTTTGTCCACATCCCTCTTGGTTCTCCTATCAACCACACCAGGGTCTTGAAGCAGTATGTCGTTGATAATGGTCTGAGGGAATAGAGTCCTCTGAGCCTCGTCTAGAAGGTCCCACAGACTATCCTGGGACACTCCTGTGCATTGGGAGAGTGTTGCTACAATACCACTGAGTATGACACTTATAATAATTATTTTCTTCTTATCTGGTTTCTTCTTACCGAAGTTAAAATTAAACATAAAAAAAGAGGAGTAGCAAACACTCCCCTATATTTATTATTCTGTTGTATCAAACCTCTACCGTGATCAGTCGGTTAGCATATTCATGAGCATAATGTGTGCGAGCACCATGAATGCCCCAACCAATCCAACTATACGCATAGTCCATGTAACGATTAATAGACTTACCAGGAGTTTTCATCCTGTCAGCAATTCGTTGCCATTGAACTTCATTCGTAAGATAACGAAGTTGCGTTTGAAGTGACGATGGAGAACCACCATACTTCTTAGCGAAATCACCCAATCCATAATAACGGTTGGCAGATGTCCATTGGATCAGTCCATAACCGCCTCCGCAGTTACTCCAACTGGTCCTACTACCACCTTCACAGATATTAGGCACGAACATAGATTCCTGCTTAATATTGCCCATGATGGTAGCAAGGGCGTTTCTGTCAGTAATACCTTCTTCTTGCAAGAATGCAAGTGTCTGGTTTTCATTCTCATTACACCCTTTACAAATTAGCCTTATCTCTTTTGGCTTTTCGGGAGCAACCTCTTTGGTCGCTGTCTTCTCATCTACAAGATTCAATTTCTCAGTTGTGAAAGGAGGGGGTGGGCCCTGCATCTTGTAGTTGACGAATGGCAGTGTTGCCGCATTGGTTGTAACCGTTGCCAGAAGGGGCAGGGCTACAGTAAAGAAGTTTTGCACTAAATTTAATTGAACTCTACATCCGAATAGAAGGGGGGTACACCTAACCTCTCAGCAGGCACCTTCCTCGGCTCTAAATGTCACTCAAAATCTCATGACGAAAAAACCCACCATTTAGGTGGGTTCTTACATAATAAGTTACTATTTAGATTTTGTCAAGATTTACTCATTCCACCATCCTTCTTGTTTATGAATCCATACTTTTAAATCTTTAACATATTTCCTTAGCATATTTGCTTGTTCTTCATGCCAAAAATCACCCGTCTCCATAAAGAGACGGGTGTGGTTATCTATAGCTTTCAGGATTTGATGAATGGGAGCATTCCAGCACTCCCTCTTGGGAGTATTCCATTCTCTTGGCATTTGTATTCAATTGTATAGAGTTGATTCTTGTGAATTACATCAGTTTGACATAGGTTAGGACCAACCATTACATTACCAGCAATCAAAATTTCAAGAAACATTACCTTTTCTTTCCTCCATTTTTTGCCTTTTTGGCAGTAGCATTTCCTTGGTTCTGCTTCTTATTACCAGCAGAACCTTTCTTACCTTTGTTGGGGGACTTAGACATTATGCTCCTGTGCGGGGTGTGACGAACCCTTCACCGTCTTCGCCTTCTTCACTTTCAACTTTCGTTTCAAGTGCTTCTACTCTTTCTTCGAGAGACGAATCTCTTGCAGGAGCAGGTTCTTCCCAAACTGGTTCAGGTGCTGGTGGAGAAACTACCAACTCTCTTCTTGCTTCTGATTCTTGGCGATGATCATCGTCATCGTCACCACTTTTCTTCATAGTATTGATACCGAATGTGGCAGCAGAAGCTGTGAAAACGGTAGCAATGAAGGTGGGGTCCATCTTAGATAGAGCCCCAGCATAGCTTGCAGTAAGAAGAGCAGCAGACCAACTCAATATTAAAACACGAATCAAAGTACTCATTTTATTTTCTTTGTTCTTATTCATCAGTCTTATATGTGATGAAGTCTAAGATATTTAGACAGATTAGAATCTAAATTTAACTTTTGCAGAAACTGCAGTGTTGTTAATTCCATCAGCAATTTGGTGCAGTCCTTCAAGGTAAATTGTCTGGTTGTAATCAACAGCAGCAACTACTTGGAAGTCGGCACTTGTATTTACAGATGCCTCTACACCGATACCGAATCTATCATTTTTCTTACCACCAAAACGATGAGTAAGTGAAAGACCTGCCTCACCAGTATGAGTAGTCTTATTGACTTCATCAACTCTTCTTGCAGACTGAATAGATCCGTTCTCAGCAAATCCATCTCTATGATATCCACCAACCGTATAACCTACAAATGGGGTAATAGACTTATTGACATGCCAATAAAGTCTATTGTTTACCCACCACTCTTGGCCGCTGGTTTCGCTATCATTATTAAAGACTCCCTGAACATTTCTAGAAACAGAATATTTGTTTTGGGCAAATCCAGCATTCGTGCGAAGTGATAAGGTATTACCGCGCATCATGCTGAATACACCATAATGATTGGTGCGAAGTTTAGAAGTGCTATCCGAACCATCAAGATCTACATTCATATTATTATATTGAGCACCAAGAGTCCAGGTTGGTTTTACATCAATCTCAAATCCACCACCAAAAATCTTAGTTTTGCCATAATAACCATTGTCAGCATTAGACCATCCAAGGTAGTTCTTGCCGAATACTCTAGCCTTTTGTCCACCACTTGATGGTGTGTGATTGAGAATACCACGGAATCCACCAGAGATCTTATCAAGAACTTCATGTTGATCTACACGACCATAGAGTGAATCATAGTCATATGAAATCTTAACATCATTCCAGAACTCATAAGTGGTTGTAGGAGTTCCTTCTGTAACGGTCTCAGTACCATCAGCAGCAGTTGTGGTTGTGACTGGTGTATTGACTAATGTTTTAGTCATACCAGTTGTCTTTGTGGTGGTATGCTTTCTTGCAATCTTTTGAACACCATCGTTTTCGGATGCTTTATGCTCAGTAAGTTTTACCTTAACAACAGGAAGCCCTACGGTTGGTGCATCTGCTGTTGCAATAGAAGGTCTTGTAACAGCAGTGGAATTTAATGAAGTTGCAACTACAGAGGAACTTGTGGTTCCAGTAGAAGAAGTTGAAGATGAAGTTGAACTTCCCTCAACAACACTTGTTGTTCCATCTGCATAATAAACAGTGGTAACTGGTGTTGATGTGGTTGTTGTGGTTGTAACTGGTGTACTATCAAGGATAGTATCAGTATAAGTTCTGACAACTGGGTTACCATCGGCATCAGTTGAAGTTACAGTTCTTGTAACTGTTCTTGTTCCTGTTGTATTTGCAGTTGAATCGGATGAAGTTACAACTGTTTTTGTAACTGCTGTTGCTCCAAGTGAGCTTCCAGTAACTGATGATGTTGAAGTTGGAGTTCCATTTGATGTTGTTGTGGAACCATCAGAATATGTGGTTGTAGTAACTGGTGTTGTAGTTGTGGTAGTAACTGTATCAGTATAAGTTTTTACAACTGGGTTACCATCAGAGTCAGTTTCATTTACAGTTCTGGTTACTTCTGCTGTTGAAGTTGTAACTGAGTCTGTTGTTGAAGTTCCAGTAACTGTTGGAGCAGATGTTGTAGGAGCAGAGGCAGAACCTACATCAGTAACTGTAAATGAGGATGAAGTTGCTCCACCAGCACCAGCAGAAACAGCACCAGAGGCAGCATCATAGGATGAAGGGCCAAAGATATAAGCATACTGAATGTTTACGATGTCCCCAGCACTGATACCAGAGAACATAAATGCCATACCGATGGTATAATCTCCATCACCATCATCTTGTCCACCATAATAAGTTAATGGGTCTGTAGACCAACCAGCACTAATACCAGTATTAGAGTTTGATGCTCCCGTGAATAAACCAAGAGCATACTTAGAAGCAAGTGCCTCTGAAAGAACTACATTGGTAGCAGGAACACCACCAGCATATCCTCTTACGTTGAGTGTTGATGAACTGTCTCCTGCAGCTGCTCTTGCGTCTGGGTCGGTGAAACGTCCAAAGTAAAATGTAGGAACGTTAATCTTAAAGTCTAAACGAGTATTGATATCAACAAACTGTTGGTTGTCATTAAAACGATAGTCGTGCTCAATATCAAACTCTGTAACTGAACCAGACCATACAGCACGATTATCAAAAGTTAAACCACGATATTCAACACCAGACTTATCTACCAGAGTTCCTGTGATAGCAGGAGAGGTGACATTGGTATTGTTATTAGTGTAGTTGAAGAGAACTGTGGTTCCATCAGAATCAATACCCTTTACAGTCCATCCCTCAAAAGGAGTACCAGGAGTGAGATAGTCATATGCATCATTAAATGTTGCTGTTCCTGTGGAATCGTAGAGAATACCAGGAGCAGTTCTTCCACCAGAACCAACGGTTCCAGCATCGTTTGTTCCAATCTTTACATAGTTTCCTTGTAAAACTAATGGTGCTGCTGTTGCACTAGTTCCCATTAATAATGCAGACGCTGCAGCAAGCGCCTTCTTAGCGTAAGACATAAAAATACTTCGGTAGTTGATGTTTGCTTAACAAGAAAGTTATTAAGTAATCACCAAGCACCGAAGCACTTGATATGTGGATCCAAAGAACATTTCAGTTCAGAGAATCATTTTGAAAATGTATAGGTATTTATCCTTTCTTCCATGCTTCGCCTTCAGCCTTGCGGCGGCGAGCAAGTCCTGCCTCTACATTAGAACCAGGATTACGATAGAGATAGAGAGCATCAGGAACTAAGTCCCATTCTTTATTCTTAAGACGCTTAGTAATGGTATTAAAATTATTTCCACCATAGAAACCAGCACCTAAATTATAAGCGAATGAAAGAAGAGCACCTCTCTTACCATCACTCATTTCATTCCAATGTGGAATCTTCTGAAGTGCGGGAAGAAACTCTCTCTTACATTGTTCAATAAGAAGTTCATCTGCTTCTGCTTGAGTTAGTTTATCTCCAAGTTTAAATGGAGAACCATCCTTCTTACGGGTAGAACCCCAACCAATAGTGATTGGAAGATTGCCAGATAAAGGATCTGGATATGCTGATAAGTGGCATCCTTCAAACTCTTTAATTAACTTGATTCCCATCATTGGGACATTACCGCCACCAGTTACAGGAGCTGCAGCAGCAGGAGCTGGTGCAGCACTAGACTTTTTTCCTCTGTAGATCTCAGCCCAATCTACTTGGTCTTCCAAATACTTGATAGGAAGATTATCTTCTAACCACTGAACTGCTTTGATGTGATTAGGATTTCTTTCGTCGTAAAACTTAAAAAAGTTATGAAGGTCGATTCGTGCCATTGTCTTCTCCGAAATACTTTTGATACAGTTGACTTGCTTCTACATGCCTTCCTTTGTTGGTTAATTCTCTTACTGCGTCAAGAATTTTTTTCTTGAACTCAGTCGAAGATTCTTCCCCACCCATCGTTACCTCCTGGGCACCAGCGGTGCTTAAGAACTGCTTTGGTATAAATGGTCTTCTTACCATTTGTCACAGGTCCAGTATAGTTATCGTTGAGAGAACCGTATGGATCGTTTATAAAATACCCCTTTCCATCTGGGGTTTTACCAATTACCACGCACATATGCCCACCAGTAGGAGCAGTAAGAGAGCCCCTATGTAAAATACCAATAACAACTGGTTTGCCAGCATCAAGACTTTTATCGATATCAGCAAAGCTGAGATTATAACTAAAGTGCGACTTGATACCATACGCCGCAAGAACCTTCGTCTGGACGGCGTGATCAGTCGTGTCACCAATCTCAAATACTTTCTTAACATACTCATCGTCGCCTTTAATACTTCCTGGTTTCAGGAATGAAAGGCACATAGCACATGATGAAGAGTTACATGTTCTATGTGCATCTCTATAATTATCTACTTGATTGTAGTATGGAACAGCGAGAACTTCTGGAGTAGGAGGTTTAGTTCTAAAAATACTTACCCACTCGGTTTCAGAGTCGTCCATAAACTCTGCGGGAAGATTATCCTCTAACCACTGAACCGCTGCTACGTGATTAGTATTCTTATCATCATAATACTTAAAAAAGTTATGAAGATCTAGAGTCATTGGATATTACCTAAAACACAATCGTATTTATAAAAAAAACACCCTTTTGAGGTGTTTTTATACTTATTTTATTTTTTAGACAGTAGAACCAACTTTAACTGTTGAAGTTACATATTCTAGCACTGCTTCGGGGGTTGATGCTTCGTAGGGGTCGGTGTCTGAGTTGTCACGCATACCTTCTTCAACGAAGATTTTCTCAATGAATCCATCATTAACGACAGCAGCATAACGCCAACTACGCTCACCAAAGCCAAGATTAGATTTACGAACCAGGTAGCCCATAGAACGGGTGAAGTAGGCATTACCATCAGGAATAAGTTTTACTTTTTCAATGCCCTGGTCTTTACCCCAGGCATTCATCACAAAGCCATCATTAACAGAGATGCAGTAAATATCATCGATACCAGATTGAACAAACTCTTCATATCGCTCTTCAAATCCAGGTAGTTGATAGGCACTGCAAGTGGGAGTAAATGCACCAGGTAAACTAAAAATAACCACACGCTTACCAGCAAAGAGATCAGCGGTTGTGCGAGTAATAAACTCACCGTTTTCACGGAAAACGAATTCTACTTGGGGTACTTGATACTGTTCTTTACGCATTTTTACTTCTATCATTTTAATTAATAGGATTATAAGCTGGGATCATTTTACCACCTTGATGGTCATCGTCATCATCAACATCATTTCCATTAAAAACAAGAAAAGCTAAAATGGATGCTAATAAAACTGATGAGACAATTTCCGTCAACATATCACCATACTCCTGGAATGATTTGTCCAGTAGCGGCATAAGATCCCATAGCGGCAATAATACCAATCATCGCTGCCCAACCATTAATGCGTTCTGCTTTTTCGTTCATTGTTTTTCTCCTTAATAAGTTTCGGAAAGTTGATTTACAGAATGTGCCAAAAGCACAAAGAATGAAATACTTGTGATGGTAAAAATTACTTCGGTCATCAGATGATACCGAAGAAAAACTTACCAGTAGCAGCATAAGAAATAAACCCTGCTACGATTCCCATCATAGCCCAACGACCATTCATCTTTTCTGCTTTTACAGCATAGGGTTCAATACCATAACGCTCAAGATCTTCCTTGGTCATATACATGGAAGGCTCTTTAGCCCACATATTCACTTGTCCAAACT